CAACAGGAATGGCTCCAAATCTATTCATCTGATTGGTTGTACCGTTGAATAGGTTTAAGGTTCCTGGAGTACCTGGATCATTTCCTGGATCTGGCATCCTAACTGGTGCAATTGCATTAATTAATTTGCCGCCAACATAACTTATTGCAAGGGCTGTGCCTACGTACACTGCTGTATATGCAAGCCCACTTGTAGCCCCTGTTACATAAGTAGCAAACATTGGAGCATATGTAGCTACAGCAATAACTAAAGCAATTGTTGCTACAGCTCTAACTGCATTTTTACCGGCTAATACTCTATATGCTACGGTTTCGCCTGGTAATAGTACTCTGGTATGCCAGTATATTTTATCAATGGGTACACCATCAACAATTATTATAATTCTTTCAAATAATCTATCACTAATTTGATATTTTTGTTTAATATATACTGATAATTCTTCTAAATTTTTTCCTGCAGCTACCCAGTCAGTAGCTATTTGGTTTTGTAGGGGGTGTGGAGCACCAGTTAATTGAATTCGTTGTGAAGAGTATCTGTAAATACCTTCTAGTCTTTTTGTCCATTTAGGATTATCTAGTGATTCAATTATACTGGTATGGCCTTCATTTATATGTAGAAAATTTCTATTACCAATGTATATGCCAATATGAATAGGTTGGCCTAAAATTTTAAATACACATAGATCAGGGACTTCTGGTGTATTAACTAATTGCCAAGATTCTTTTTGAATATTGACTAGTTCACGAATATTTTTACCGCTGTCGCCTTCATAATCGGCAACAAGGCTAGGTAAGTCAATACCAAATTCTTCTTGATATACTAGACGTGCTAATCCCCAGCAATCAATGCCCGATTGCTCTCTGCCATTGTGTTTGTATGGTAATCCTATGTATTTATTATGCCACATTAAAACAGTCCTGGAAAATATTTTGGAGAAAAATTATAGGCAGGAAAGGGTTCTGTGCTATAATTAATCATGCTAAGCTCAAGATTAACACCTTGGGCACTATAACTTACACCAGTTATATAAAAATTTGAAAATGAAGCTTCTACATAACCAGGATTACCTGACAGCACAAGTTGTAGTAATATTTTAGCTGGTGAAGTTAAATTTGTTCTGATAAAGTCAATTAATTGTTTGTTGGCAAAATTAATTGCAATAGTACAGTTAGAATTACCATCATCACTTTCTGAAGGTAAAGTAATATCCATTGGAAAAAATATAAAGTCTTTTGAAAGACCAGTACCTTCAATAGTTACAGCCATTGATCCAGGGCCACCAGAATTAACACCTAATAAACGTACACTATGCATTCCTGCTGTAACTGCAACCGAAGCATTATATGTATTAGCAAGATCACCTATTCCTAGTTTTAAAACACCGTCTATATAAACTGCTCCAGAATTATCAGAACAACCAGTGATTATGTAATTTGCAGTTTTTGGAAAATACACATTTACAGTTTTATCAAAAGTTGCAGCACTAGTGTTCTTTAACCATACTCCATATTGATTTAAAAAATCATTATAATTAGCATTTGTGCTACGAGCAATAGTTGTATCACTAATTAATAATTCTGCACTAGTCCAAATAGTGCTATAACCAGGACTAGTACTATTAATACTAGTACCATTGTTATAAGTACTATTTAGTACAAAATGAGATAAAAATCCTGAACTGCCAGCAGTTACTACTTCTATAGGTCTGACATAGCGGTTACCTTTTACACCAATTACAGTATGTGTAATTCTTGTAGGTGTCCAGGTATTAGTTTTAGTAGTATAGAATTGTTGGTTAATATAATCTCTGGTTGATTGATCCAATGCGGTAGCGTCCCAACTACCAATACACACTAATTTTCCAGTAGGTATTGCTTGAAGTGCTGCTTTAAGTGTTTGCGAATTACCTAATCCATACGTATCATATGTATTTATACTTTCAACAGCAAAAGTATTTGGATTTAATACCATAACCGTATGACCACGACCAAAACTATAATTAACGGTTACGCCATTTATTTTAAAGTAACTATTAATATTAGCGGTAGTACCGTTATAATCACTACTTTGAACGTCTACAGTACCTAAATTAGCTGCTCCGGTTACGCTGACTCCATATACTACATCAGTATCAGTAGTATATGCGTCTAGCCTTTGGGTAAAATTGTCGGCTAAATATAAGACTTCGGTTTCATTATCTTTAGGGTCGTATACGGTTAATAATAATATAATTGCTTCTTCAGTTTCTGAAGAATACATAGCCCTTACAGCGGCTTCACTTAATCCTCTCATGGCAATATTTCAAATGTTAAACTAGCACTCCAGTATCCGGGTGCTAGGTATGTTAGTGTATAGAATTCACCTTCGCCTTGTGGTATAATTCTTGCTTCTACTGTGGTCCCTAGCAGTCGTGGATGTGGAAAGTTAAACCTTGCCACACCACGAATATCGCTTTTTATAAAAGTTTCTAATACTTGTGTTTGCTGAGTAGTTAAAATAAAACTAAGATTCATAGTACTAGTTCTAGCATTACGTCTACGAACTTTTGCAGGCCCCATTTCCATAGAGCTTCGAATAACACCTACTTGTACAGTTTCTTGAAAGCCTTTTTGTGGAACTTGTGGAAAACCGCTTGCAGTAGGCCAGTTAATATTAGCCATAGTTTATCTCCTTGCTAGCGCAGGCCTATTACCGTATACTGCACTCATAGTTTGTTGTAACGTACTATTTTTACTAGCAATTTGTCTTGCTATCATGTCACCAATAGTTATTTCAATACTGCGATTTCCTCGGCCGTCTGTGGCTTCGTTAGTCTGTACTTCTGCACTAGTATTGTTGTTAATAACAATATTTACATAAGATCCAGCATTGCCACCGTCAGTTCTAACTCCAAGATTGCCACTGCTATCACGCATTAGTGGCATAATGGCTTCGGGTCCTGCTTCGCCCATTAAGCCAGTGCCTTGAGCAAATTTAAATATAGTAGGTTCGTTAATTATTTTATTAGTAAATGCAGCACCCATTGCAAATGGCTGTACACTATAACCTTCGTCAAATGCTCCGCCTTTGGCAAATTTATTACTCTGTTCATCAAACGCAGCACCTTTAGCAGCTAAACTAAAACCACTCATACTATATGTGCCTGCAGAACCAGCAATATTACCTCCGCCTCCTAGAAAACTACTAAAGAAATTTCCAAGACTAAAACCTCCACCTCCACCGCCACCACCGCCAGGCATTGCCGGTCCACCAAGACCTAAACCAGGACGAATATTTTGTTGATATTGTTGGAATAAGAATAAGCGCAATTCATATCTAGCTAAATCTTTGATAAAACTATCAATTAAGTCGCTAAAGTTGCCCTTGCCAGTATTAACAAAGTCAATAATGGAATCAGCCATACCATCAAACATTTTGATAAATGCGTCGTTATAAGCTTTTTGTCGCTGAGTCATAGAGTATTGTAAGTCTAATGCTGCTTTTTTGCCTGCGTTACTAGCAGCTATATTTCTCATTTCATTTTGATGTGACTGCTGAAGAAATCTTTCTTTTTCTCGCAACCCTTCTACCTCTGCTTCTGTGCCGGTTACTAGTGCTCTAGCAATTGCTGCAGTGTTTTCTAGTTTTGCTTGTGTATAGTTATAGTCTGCTTGTTGTTTAGCAGAAGTTGTTTCTGCTTCTAACTTACCATAATCTATTATTTTTTGCTGATCTTGAATTTGTTGTGGTGTTAATAAATTAAGACTTTGTTGCGCTGATAACATTTGGCTCTTATTATCTAAAGCGATTTGATTAAGTTTATTACCTTGTTCAGCTAAAGTATTTTGAAACTGCAGACGTTGTAAATCTGCTGCTAATTTATTATTAATTTGTGCTTGTACTTGTTTTACTCGTAAGGTTTCTTTTTCTATGCCAAGAATATCTTCTAAAGTATCTAATCTTGCTGTTTCAGCAGCGTAAGCAGCACCGTCTGTTACTATATTTCTTAAATCACTTTGTGCAATTAGTGCTTCGTCAGCAAGTCTAGCTATTTCTCTGGCATCAGTAATTTCTTGTTGGCGACGGCTAAATCCCTCATCTGCAAGAGTTTTTTCTATACTTAAACGATTTTCCAAGGCTTTGTTAGTTAAAAAGGGTAGATTACTGTCTGTTAAACTGTTTAATTCTTGTTGTGCTCGTAGCCTACCCATTTGAGCATCGGCTAGTTTATTTTGATAATCGCGCGCTTGTTTTAATAGGTTAACTTCAGCATTTAGCCAGTCTAAAAATCTTTGTTGCAAGTTGCCTCTTTGAGCAGCAGCTTTATTTCTTTCAAATTCTGTTACAACATTGCTCTTAGCAGTTTCAAGTGCTGTAACATCAGCAGCTAATCCAGCTTTTTTAGCCTGATTAATTTTTAACTCAATATCAAGTAGTTGTCTAATATAGATATCTTGTATATTATTTAACTGTTGTTGATAGTCTAGTTCAGTTCTGCGTTCTTGCGTTATTTTTTGCATGCCAGCTAACTGACTGCCAGTTAAAATACCTGCATTATTATAAAAATCTACAATACTAGTTAGGTACGAAAGATCTTGACGTTGTTGCTGTAAGCCAATATCGCGCAACTTATTTTGATGATCAATTGCACGAACAGTTTCTGCGTGTGCTCTGGTAAGATCGTCTTGAGTTTGTTTAATTTTAGCAGCTTGGTTTTGTTGCGCTTGTTGACCCTCTAAAGTCTTTTTCTGATTTTCTAAATCAGCTTTGCTTTTTTGAACTGAAGCTAATAATTCTTTATCTTTACTACTTTTACTTAATTGCTGAATTCTTAAATTATCTTGAGCAATTCTATCAGTAATTGCTTTTAGTGCAATTTCATTATCTTTTGCTCTAACGGCATCTTCTAATTGATCTTTACGTAATTTAGCACCTGCACTTAAAAACTCAAGAGTTATTCCTTGGCGATTAAAAGACTCTAGCTCAAACTGTGCCTGTGCACGTTCTGCAGCTAATAAGCGACCTTTTACCGCTTGTTGTTCTTGCAAAACACCTAGTTGTTTTTTAAGTGCTATTTCTGTAGCCTTTCCACCTAGCGCAGCATTTTGAGCACTAATACCTTGATTAATTTGTCTAGCTTCCATTGCATATCGTAATGCTGCTGGAGATAAGGTTTTGGCTTCTGGACCAACATCTTTACCCATTTGTACTGATTGTAACACTTTTCCTAAATCTTCTTGAGCCTTTTTATTAGCTTCTCTGGACTGTGGTGTGCCGCCACCTGCTAGTTCTTGTTTAATAGCTTCTAACTGTAAAAGTTGTTGCTCTTGTATGATTTTTGCCTCAAGTCCTTGTTTAACAATATTAGCGGTTAAATTTAGCTGTTCTTGTTGAATGGCAAGATCTTTTGAATCTAATCTTGCTTGAGCCTCGGCTGTACCTGGGCCGCTCATACCACTTATAATTGCTCGTTCAATTCCTACTTGAGCCTGTGCTCTGGCCAATGCTGTTTTTTTGTCTAATATATCAAATGCTCTGGTAAGTATAACATCTACTATATTATTTAATTGACCTTGAATTTTATTAACACTTGTATCTTTAATATTTATAGTAAAATCTATTGCTTTAATAGTACTCTCTAATTTTTTTCTAGTGTCTTCTAACTGCTTTTTATCAGCACCAGTTGCGGTTTTTAACTTTTCAGCATTTTCAATAAGTTCTTGTTGAATTCGAACTCTATCTTGCTGTAACATATTTAATGTTTTTGAATTACCAATTGCATCCTTAGTTTGTATTGCTAACTCTTGAAATTCTACACCTAATAACTGTAATGCTACTGGGTCTTTAAATACATCCTGTAAAGCCATAGCAGCAGTTTGAGAATCTTCAAATGTTTTAGTTAATTTTAAACCTAGATTAATAGCATCAAAAGCAAATTTACTAATAGGATCATTTTGTAGCAGTGAGTTTTGTAAATTTTTTGAACTAACACCTACTGCATTAAGACTTTCTTTTACGTCTTTAAGAGCTGCGTTATATTCTTGTAGCTTATTAACTGCAGGGCCTAATGCTTCATTAGCAGCTTTTACAGTCCTGGCTAATTTATTTTCATCATATATATTGTCTAAACTATTTTTAATAGCATCAGAATCAAGAACAGTAGTACCTAAAATATTTTGTAGTTTTTCTTTAAGTGCTTCTTTTCCTGGACCTTCAGGAATTGTTTTCAGTGTATTAACAATTGACTCTGCTGCGGTTTTTTGAAACTGAGGAACTTTTCCAACACCAAAAAAATCACCAAGGCTATCAATAATAGTTTCTGCCGGGCCACGTTTCTTTAAATATGCTTGAAAATCATCAACTGAAGCTTTTAATCCTTCGAATAATTCATTAGCATTTGTTGCTACTGCATTAAAATTTGTAGAATTAACATTTTCGGCAAAACGTTTCATTATCTTATCGGTTAAACTTGCGGTTTCACCTAAAGCGTCAAGACTACCACTTAACTTACTAGCTTCTTTTTGAGCACGACTAAGGACGTCAATAATAAGAGAAAGTACAGTCATTAATACAGTAATAACAAAAAATATTCTATTAAAAGCTGCAGCTAGAAGTTCAGCAGTAGTGGCAGCAATAACCATAACACCACGAACCCTTGTCAAACTCTTTTCAAATACATTTAAACCAACAGTATTTGCGTTAATAGTTTGATTTAACTGTCTATACGCATCTCTAACGCCTAAAACTTGGGCATCGTCTCCTGCTGCGGCAACAGTTTGTGCCATAAATGCTTTTTGTCTAGCTTGTAAACTGACTCGTTCACGTAAGCTAGCTTCAAGATTAGGAGCTTCTGCTGCTGCATCATACTTACTGTTTGCGTCAGCAAGGGCTTTACGAGCTGCTATTAGTCTTTCGTAAATTAACAGTTGTTTTTCTAACCTATCTGCAGTATCTTGCAAAACTTTTCTGTCTGCTTCGCTAACATTTAAGCCTTGTTTACGCAGATCAACAATTTTTTGTTGTATTGCAGCAGTAGTGTCCTTGCCAAGTTCTTCTGAACCTTTTAACCCTTTACTAAGTGCACCATAAATTCTTTGATCTTGCGCGTCTTTAGCACTAGCGTATGCCTTATCTTTGGCTAAAAAATCTTGTCTAGATTTTTCATAGGCTTTTAATGCTTCGTCAAGATTTTCTTTTAGTTTTGGTATATTGTACTTTGCCTCAATTTTTTGTGCAAAAGCATCACCAAAACTTACGTTAATATCTGATGCACGACGTTTTGCTACTTCTGCTGCATCATTTACAGCTTGCCGCCATTGACTTAGTGCTGGCAGTGCCATGCCTATAATTTTTGAACCAATTAAAGCAAGCGCAACTGCTAATGCAGTAGTATTATTTGTAAAAAATTCAACTACTGGTACTAAAAAATTATTAATTAGTTTAGTGCCTTCAAGTGTAATATTAGCTAATGCTGCTGCTAGCTTTTCATAAGGATTAGCCGGAATGTCAACATCATTAAATTTATCTTTGGCTTCTTTTAACACAGCATTAGCAAATGCTTGGCGACGCTCAAAATCTGTTAAAGCACCAACACTTTTACCAACACTACGAGCATAGTTTGTAACCGCCATATCCAATTTAGTAAATAAACCTAATTCGTCTAACAATTCAGGTTCAATCTTTGTGATACCGCGAGTTAGTCGACTAATAGCTTCGGCTGTGTCAATACCAATAGTTTGACCAGCTTTTTTAGCTGCATCAGCTAAAGCCAACATTTGTTTGCTACTCAAACCGCTAGTAACACCTTTAGCAGCAGCACTCATTGCTTCTTTAAAATTAATTGCACCATCTGTAGCAGCTACTAAATTTTTAGCTAATGCATTAATAGCTGTACCACTAGTAATACTTAATTGTGTTAGCGCATTCTCTTGTATAGCTGCGTTATATCCATCGCGTAAAAAGTTAAAAGCAGTGGCAGCAGCATAAGTATTAGCAGCAAGTGTTGCATATAGACGAACTAATCCACCAAGACCTTGTTGTTCATTAGCAAAGTCTCGAGCACTAGCACCAGTTAAACCACTGGCG